CGCACTGCGCGCACTTACACGCGCAACAATGCGCGTGCCATCAACTCCCTCAGCCGAGACGTCAAGTTCCTGAAGGCGGCCCGCCACGGGTCGCTGCAGCAGAACCTCCAGACCTCGAATACCATGGTCCCCACGTCTGAGTATCCGCTCCTGACCGATCTGACCGATTTCACCTGTTTCCGTGAGGCCACGACCGAACCGCCCGTTCCAGCCCGCCAGGGCTGCGTCTTCTACCAGTACACTCCCATTGGCCTGACTGCAGCCGGCCCATACAACATCCAAAACTTTACTGGCAATCCATATTGGCAAAACCAGAATATGGACCAGGTCGACACTGGCAAGTATCTGCCCGTCGAGGCAAAGTACACGATTCGCGTCGAAGGCTTGCAGTCTCTCGACAACACCCGTGTCCGCATTCAAGTCTTCCAGGCCAAGGCGTCCACGCTTGTGCCAGGCACCAGCACCTCTGACGTTCTCGTCCTGCCAACCGGCCTCAAGCATCTCGGCAATCTGGCGGATCCGACCATCAACCGTCTGAACCCTGTCTTCCACAAGGAGTATTACTCGCTCGGCAAGACGATGTTTATCAACTCCACCAAGACGGACGACCAGACGAAAGGCACGACCGGCAATATCTTCTACCACCGGTTCACAATCCACCCCAAGAAGATGAAGTTCCAAGCGGAGACGCTTCCGAACACGCCCAACGATCCCCAAGCCGCACCCCGCGACGGCCAGTTTGGCCCGTTGCAGATCAGTCCTGACTCACCACTCTGGATGATCATCTCCACCGATGACATTACCGGAGCCATCGGAGACGCAGTCTCCGTCCGTGTCTCACGCCGCGTGGTGTGGCGCGACCCGTTAGGGTCGATGCGCATCACCCCTTGATTCCCACCCGCCAGCAAGCCGCGATTGCGGCTTGCGTCTGCCTGTCACAAAAAAAAATTTTTTTTTCTTTTGCGGCAGCCATGACGCTGCAGACCGTCTTTTGCGGCAGCCCTTGACGCTGCACGATTTTTTATGGGGTCCTCGAAATTTTTTATAAAATGAAAAAAATCCTGTCACTCTGCCTGTCACAAAAATGTCGAAAAAAAAAATGTCGGCGAATCAGCTCGCTGTCTGGGATTTTACATTTTATCCCGGTGATATGTCAGTTGATGATTTCGTTGAGAAATTGCAACCTCTTTTCAAAAAGTGGGTATTCCAGACTGAAGAGGCTCCCACCACTGGCAGGCTACATTTCCAGGGCCGTGGCTCTCTCATCAAAAAGAAGCGCGAGAATGAGCTCTGTTGCCTCATCAATACGACTCCTTTGAAAGGTATGGAAATCTCTATTTCCTCTTGCAATTCTCTGAAGAGTGACGTCTTCTATGCCTTGAAGTACGATTCCCGCATTGACGGCCCTTGGTCAGATGTCACTTGGACCAAGCCCGCCTACATTCCACGTCAGTTCCGCGGCCTTGAGAATCGACTATACCCATGGCAGAAGGCCATCTTGGAGAGCCGCAACACATTCGACGACCGCACTATTAATCTTTTGTACAATCCTGAGGGTTGTCAGGGCAAGAGCACGATAGCACGACTGGCCGAGCTCCATCACCAATCTCTTCGACTCCCACCGGTAGGCGATCACAAGCAGCTCCTCGAGGCAGCCTGCGACATTCTGATGTGCCGCCAGAATCGCACTCCTGGCCTCGCCTTTGTCGATCTCCCACGTTCTCTGACTCTTGACAAGCGCAAGTTTGGTCCCTTTATGATTGCCATCGAGGAAATCAAGGGTGGTGTGGTGTGCGACATGCGCAACCACTACAAACAGTGGTGGTTTGATTCTCCTCAAATGTGGGTGTTTTGCAACCACTTTCCTAATGTATCCTACATGTCCAAGGATCGTTGGCGCTTTTGGAAGATCGATCAGTTCAAATGCCTCGTCCGCATGACGGAATCTGACCTGAGCCAGTTGAGCCAGTCTCCCGAAAATTAAGGTATTACAGGGGCCTTGCGCCCCGCCATTTTCGGGAAGAAGGGACCCCCACCGGTCCCTTCAACAAGCACTTGCACGCGACTATAATAGTAGTCGCCTGCGGTAGTCGTAGACAGTAGCAGCTAGCAATGCCCTATGGACGCATGTCAAAGTACGGACGCGGTCGCTCTATGCGCCGTACTGGTGGTAAGCGTTTTGCTCGCAAAAAGGTTGCCGTCCCTAAGAAGCGCCGCACTGCGCGCACTTACACGCGCAACAATGCGCGTGCCATCAACTCCCTCAGCCGAGA